GCCGGAATTAATAATCTTTTTAGAATCTTTGACGCTGAAATCTTCTTTGATTTCATTAATCAAATCAGTAAATTCCTTAAATCCTTCAAAAGAGAATTTAACGGTTTCAGCCATTCTCCGTACCCTTGATGATCTTTTGATAAATGGCGTTGTTTAACTTCACAACGTAATCAACAATTTCGTCAGGGGTAAATTTGTCGCCGTGCTGTACGGCCAACTCATACGCGGTATTGATTCCGACGATGCGTTGTTGTGTGTAACCAAACCAATTCTTTGTACCGGAATTGGCTTGGCTCACTAAAAAGTTCAAAAGGTCGTTGTTATTTTGTATTGGATTTGTCATGTTTTTAGCCCTTGCGGGCATCATTAAGTGTTGTTTGACCAACCGAATTGATTGCCGCGAGGATGAATTGAGAACATACACTTGGCCTCAGCATTAGGAGCCATATCGATGTGGAATTCACTTACGCGGCCTGTAAATGCGTAGGCAACGGTGTTGTCGCTATCAGCGGCGGCGATAACGAATGTGCGATCAGTTGTTCCGCTGTAAGCGTCAGAGCGAATCAACAACAATGCGGCGTCGCTTGGATTCCAAGGCGCTGTGATAGTCATTGAAGTTGGCTTGCTTTGTGTTGGAATGATGTCCGATTGACGGGCACCAGCTACGCCAAATGATGCAGATGCGTCGTCCTGGCCAAAAGCTGGGATTGCCTCGACATTGACTTGCTCGCCGCTTGTACCAAGACCGCCAGCCGATGTACCCACGATGTCCTCAACCTCACCGGTCCAAGTAGATAACTGGGCCAATGTGAGTGGAACTGGGGTTGTACCGGTTTGCATCCATAGTGACGCTTGAAAACCAGCTAAAACTTTATTTGGTAGGGACATTTCGTTTATTCCTTTAAAAGATTAAAAAACCATCAATAAGTTGAGATTATCTCAATGCTTTATATAAATCATTAACTAAAAACATTAAAACTCCCAAATTATTATTTTTGTCTTATTAAGTCGGAATATCCAACGTACAGTCTAATATTATGTGATTCAAACCGATTGAATTATCGTAAGTGTTATAAAGCCAATTCACATCGGCTTTGGCAACATAAAATCCATTTGTGCCACCAAACTGCCCACTAAATCCATGTAATGATTGTAATATTAAATTGCTAATATTAAAAGCATCATCCATTTTCTGAGCGAATATATTAATCTGAATTACTGGGCGATCAATACCCTTATTATTCTGATTTTGACCGGTATAGACCGGCTGGTGAATATTACGCAATTGCCAAGTAAGAAATTGTCCTTCGGTCGCATAGTTGCGGTTGAAGTTGGCGTAAACCGGAATGGGCGTAACGATGCCCGATAGCTGATTTTGAACCGCTTTTGCGTAAACCGATGGATTGTTTTGGCTCATACTGGTGTGCTTGGATCGTTGCGATAGCAAAGCAATGTGACCGTCATACGATCATTCGATTCAATGGCATCCGTAATACGCCAATCCTGATTGCGATAATTGATGGCATAAAGGTTTTGATTGATGCAAATGGCTTTGGTATTGGGCGTAAAACTCATAATAAAACGCGCCATGTCGGTGTAAACGCGATCATCTTTGGTAATGCTCAAACCATTTTTGACGTCTTGCACGGTCGCCCTAGTGGTGTACCATTTCGTTAGCGTGGTTGTGTATTGACCGAACTCATCCACGCCATTGGTGACGTTGTTGATTTGGACATTTTCAAACCGTGCGATTCCCATTTACATGACCAATGGTTTATACGGGCGCAATAAAGTATCTACGCCAAATGGAATATCACTGAGTTTGGACGCGCCAGTATTGCTTCGGTTGTTGTATAGGTGGGTCAACAACAATAATCCGGCTTGCTTAATCACGGGATACTGAGCCAGTGGGTTAGCCATTGTGGAGTATTCAATGACCACGGGATTGGTCATTATGTTGTTCACTTCAGACGGGATGCCGTTTACCACTACCTTGTTACCGGTAGCGTCATAAAAGTAATTTGTAGCGGCCAATTTAACGAATACAGGCGGTGTATTGTCATTCCAATACCCAACACTGTTAATGACCACGCCAGCCTGTGTGCCGCTGTTTTGGCTCACTTCAGGCAAGTCTAAGAAAGCCTGGGTTCCCATGTTGCTAATCGAACCGTAATACACCCGATAAGAGATTGGGAAAATACTCATTCCCAAATAATCCTCAATGGCCATGCGCGTGGCTAATTCAAGGATTTGCAAATACGAATCTTGGCTTTCATCCTCAAACAAATTTAATTGATTGGTGATGTCGGTCAAACTGAGCCATTCAGTTTGAATATCACGCGCAATCTGTTCTACCTTTTCGTAGCTGTACGGATTACGCGTGGTTCCTAAATAGGGTCCAACTGTCACATTTTCGACAGACATGGTTTACCTTAATAAGTTAAACGAACACCAGCAAATACGTCGCGGATGGTAGAGCAAACACGCTTTTCAGCATAAATATTGATAAAGCCAGGCTGAGTTTGATCTAGGCGCTGAATACTCATTTCCTCAACGTCGGCAATAGTGACAAAGCGCTCCCATGCGGCTAAATAGATTGGGAAGTTACCCGATCCAATTTGATCCATGTACGGGTTCGGAATGACTGGATGACCAAAGATATTGCCAATGGAATAGCCTTCTTTTTCGCCAATATCTAAAAACAATGGCAAGCCACCTGAATCTTTAAGTTCGCGCAACGCCATAATGGTCGCTGGGTGCATTTGCCATGCTGTGCTTGGCAGATTCCAATATTGCGCTGGCAATGCGTTTTGCAAAGCCACAATGTCGTTGTAAGAGATGGACGCGGCGCCCTGCTCTACTGTGGCCACTGTATGCAATCCGTTGGTGATGCCTGACCCGTTAGTACCAAATGCCGCTGTCGAGCCGCTAGGGTAGCTATTAAGGCCACGCAAACCATCAGTACCGCCAGTGCTTGTTGTAGTAGTGCCTGATTGGTCATTGTTAGAAATCATCGATTGCGCTTCAATGGCCGAAAACTCCAACGACAAATCAGTGACGATGGTGCTGTCTAAATTGTCAATGTCGCCCAAGATTGCGGAACGTACCGGCAAAACGGCTGTAATAGAGCGGGTTGGCAACTGCCAAAATGAAGTCGCTGTATTAGGTGTGCCGTTGTTGGTTTGAACCGCGTAACCCCAAGGGTTTGTTTGATTGGCGGCATTACCAGTTTTAACGACGAAAGCCTCGTCGGAACCAGTAGTCATAATTTCACGACTACCAATTCGTAATGGGTTTGCATAACGCAAAGATGCGAAAGAATCGTCGTAGATGACGCGTCCACCAACACCTGAACCTGAACCAGTCAGTGCTGACGCTTCGTTCAAATTAACTGTGGCAACGCCTTCGCGCAATGCCTTTTTCACGGATTCAAGAATTAAATTGGTTTCCATTTTTTCTTCCAAAACAAATTAAGAAAAGGTGGGGGGATTTTGACCCCCCTGCCTTATTAGGTTGCTGTACCAGTAGAGCGATAACGAATGATGGCGAAAGGATCAACAACGGAAGTTGCTAAACGCTTCTCACCAAAATAAGTGATGTAGCCTGGCAATGTTTGATCGTAGCGACGTAGAACCATGTTCAAACGATCAACAATTGCGTGGCCGCGTGACCAGTCACCGAAATACATTGGATACAAGCTAGTTGTGCCAGCAGAACCAGTGCTAGTTTGTGAAGGTGTGGACAAATATTTGTTCACAACAACATCAAAGCCGAGCAATTGACCAACGATACCGTCGTTGCGTGCCAAACCGTCAACGTAGATTGGGCGACCTTGTGAGTCAACCAAACCGCGAATTGCTTGGAGAAGAATTGGGCTAATGATGAACTTAGCGGATTCTGTCCAATATTGTTGTGGCAAGCTGTAGATAAAGTTCACAACGTCTTTGTATGTGATTGCGTTAGCGCCCACAGTGTTTACGTTGGATGTCAACTGGTCATAAGTAGCGATACTATGCAATCCGGATGAAGAACCTGTACCGCTTGTGCCGTAAGCCGCTGTTGAAACTGTACCGCCAGCGTATGTGCTGTTTGCACCAGGGTATTGGTTCAAACCGCGCAAACCATTTGAGCCGCCGTAAGTTGTGTCAGAGCCTTGATCGTTATTCAAAATCATAGACTGTGCTTCAACTTGTGAGAACTCAGCAAGCATATCGGCTACAACGTTGCCATCTAAACCATCGATGTCATCAAGTGCCGCTGTACGGATTGGGAATTGCACGTTTAAATCTTGCAAAGGCAACTGCCAAATGTTGGTGTTTTCTGTTGTGGCTGATCCGTTGTTTTGGATTGCATAGCCCCATTGAGCGCCGGAATTTCCTACTTTGCTTCTCCACTGATATGTTGCACCAGCAGTAGCAGTTGAACGGGATACGCCGCGCATTGGGTTAGCCAAACGCAGTGATGTGAATACTGGATCGTAAGCTGTTACGCCACCAACACCAGCGCCGGAACCTGTCAATGCAGATGCTTCTTTCAAGAACATATCGTATTGAGCTTCATCTTCAAACAATTTGATTTCTTTTTCTACGCGGTTTGCACCTTTGTAGAAATCAAGCAATTGCTCTTTAACCATGCGATTCACGCCTTCGCGGATTGTTTTCGCTGGCTTGATGAGTGCTGGAGCAGATTGAACTTCAGATAAACGGGCTTCTAAAGTAGCCATTTTTTCTGCCATTTCATTCTTAACGGCTTCAACGGATGCGGCAACTTCAACTTTGACTTCTTCGATCTTAGCAACGCTAGATGCTTCGATTAAATCTAATTTTTCAATGATCTTTTCAGACATGATTTTTCCTTATTTAATGCGTTTGGATAGTGCTTTCAACAAATCTCGTTCCGCGAGGGCTTCAAGAATTGCGTCGGCTTCAATGACCACCGCTTCAGATTCACTCTTGGCTGGGGCTACCTCTTTAACCATTGCGGCAACGTCACGTTGCTCTAATAATTTCTTGAGGACTGAAGATGCGGTGGTCGCATCTTTTCGTTTCAACCCTGCTTCACGCAGTGCTGTTTCGATATGGCGCGGATTGGGTTTTCCTTCTGCGTCGAAATATTCCAATTGTGAAATTTGCGCGTTTTGATTGTTGGGATACATCACAACGCTGACTTCACGCAAACCACCTTTGGTAATTTGGAAATAGGCTTCGTCGC